GGCCTGCACGCCCGCCTGGCCAAACTCGCCAGCCTTGGCGATGACGGCATTCAGTTCGTCCTGCGCGCCGCGAATCGCCTGCTGGATGTCGTTGGCGTTGAAGCCGAAGTCGAGCGTGTCCTGGGCAGCGGCCTGGGCCTGGTCGAGAATCTGGAGCCGCCGCATTGCGGCCTTCTCGGCTTCTGCGTCGCCCTTGGCGCGGGCCTGCACGATGGCGGTCTCGGCCTCGTCGATCTGCCGCGTGATCGCCAGCAGGTTCTCGGCGGCTTCGTTTTCGTTGCCGAGGCCGTTCTGCTTTATGAAGGCGTCGGCACGCTGGCGGTCTGCTTCTGCCAGCCGCTCCGCAGCCCGCACGCGATCTTCGGCGGCCTTCTTGGCGGCGTCGGCGGCTTGCTGCTGGGCATCAGCCTCGCGGCCCAGCAACTCGATCTGCTTCTCGAAGTCCTGTCGCGAGGCCGTTACGGCACGGGCCAGTTGTTCCTCGGAGAGCCCGGCCCCTTCGGCGGCAGCGGCCACGTCCTCCAGCGACTTCACGAACCCGAGGAACGCCTTGGTGCCGTTGTTGCCGAGGGCCGCCGCCTGGGCCTGTGCCTTCTCAAGATCACCGGAAAGCCTGATGGAACCGTCGCCAGCCAAGCCGAGCGAGTTGACCAGCTCGGCAATCGCGGCGTTCGTGCGGCCCTCTTGGAGCGACTTCGCCATTTGCTCGCGGCTCGCGATGATCTCGCGGTCGAACTTCAGCCGGTCGGCAGACTTCTGGAAGCCCGCCCATGTCTTGTCGTTCGCAACGTCGTCGAGGTCGCGGATGAATCGGTTCAGCCCGCCAATCGCCTCGGCCGTCTCATCCGCCACAATCTTTCCGAAGCCCGCGAAGTTGGCCGTGAGTTGCCGCTTCAGCCCCTGCGAAGCAACGCCGAGCCGGTCCAGCGAATCACCGAAGGCGTCGATCTCGGCCCGCTGCCGGTCGGTCAGTGCCCCGCCGATTCGCTCCAAGTCCACCGCAGCGGCACCCAACTGCCGGAACACCGGCAGCAACTCGGCACCGCTCTTGCCGAACAGGGCCACGGCCGTGGCGGCACGCTTCGCCGGATCAGCAATGCGAGCGATGGCGTCGGCCGACTGCGTGAAGAGCGTCTCAGGGTCGGCGTTCCGCACGTCCTCCGTGCTCAGCCCGAGCGTCTTGAACGCAGCGGCAGCGTTCTTGCCGCCATCGCGGGCATCGTCCACCGAGCGGAGGAACTTGGTGAAACTGCCGCCGAGCGCCTCGACGCTGGTGCCCGTCTGGTTCGCGGCCGTCTCCAGAACCTGCACGAACCCAAACGAGACGCCGAGCCGTTCGGCCAACTGGCCCAGCCGCTCGACCTCGCCTTCGAGTTGCACGAGCCCACGGCCCACGGCCACGGCCCCAGCACCAAACGCAGCCAGCCCACCAAGGGCCAGCGTCGTCGGATTCACGAGCCCGGCGATAGCGGCACCGAACTGCCCAATCCCGCCGCCGTTGGAGAAGATGCGGTTGAGCCCCTCGGCCGCACTGGAAATGCCCGAGAGCCTACCGGCCACGTTGCCAATCGGCCCCGGCAGGACGGCCAGCGTGCCCGCCAGTTCGTTGAAGGCAAGGTTGCCCTTCTTGCCCGCCTGCTCCACGGCCGCGTCGTAGCCCTTCGCAGCGGATTCGGCACGGACGAAGCGCTGCGTGGCGTCACCCAAGAGAATGTTGAATTGCTCTGTGGTGAGATTGAATGCCTTCTTGTGTGCAAGCAGTTCTTGCACTTCGGCATCGTAGCGCTGCATCGGCGTGCGGGCCTGCTCTTGCAGTTGGGCCGCTCTTTGCAAAAACGCTGCCTGCTGCCTGTCAGCCTCAGCTGCCGCTGCCGCCTCTGCTGCGCGAGCAGCGGTATACGCATCGGCTTGCCTGCGCTCGGATTCCGCAACGGATTCTGCGCGTTGCCTTGCGGACGCGGCCGCCTGCTTGTCGATCCCAAGCCTTTCGATAGCGGCGTTGTTTAGCGCAAACAAGTCTAGCGCGCCAGACTCTTGCAGGCCGACCCATCGGGCGATCTCGTCCGCAACGATCTTCGTCTGATCGCCGTACTGCTGCTGGAGGCGAACTCCTTCCGCAAGGGCTGCGTTTCGTTCGTCCTCCGCCCTTGCGGCTGCCGCCGTTGCGCCGCTTACATCAGCGATCGCCCTTGCGTGCGTCTCTTCTGTGATCTTTCCTGAGCCCAAGAGCGTATTGAATCTCTCGGTTGCACGCGCCCGGCGCTCTACATCATTCAGGTACTTTTCTGTGATTGCGTCCGCTTCGGCTTGCAGCCGAGCCATCTCGGAAATTCGCGATCGCTCGGCTGCTGCCGCTTTTTCAGTTTCTCCGCTATAAATCGCCTTGGCGCGAGCGGCGGCCTCTTCCTTCATTGCGCCGAGTTGCAATAGCTCGTTAATGCGTTCGAGCTTCGCGGCCCGGCGCTCCTCGGCAGTTAGGGTTTCCTCGGTGAGTCGCGCGCCTTCCGCAAAAGCGTCTGCTGTGGCTCTGGCTGCCTGCTGAAGTTTTTCAAACTCAGCCGCAAATTCCTGCGGTGTTCGCAGGTTTCGCTTCAGTTCGCTTGTGAGGAATGCGACATCGGTGGCAAATTGCCGCTGTGCCGCCGCCGCGCCGGTCGTGCTGCCCAGGAACTTGTCAAACAGCGCAGCCGACGCGCTTGATTGCTCCCCCAGTCTCTGGAGCGCCCGATCTACCGGCGTCAGGCTCTTCTGGAGACCACTGGCATCTGCCGTGATCTTCATTGCCAAGCCGAGGACGGTAGCCATTACGCGGAGCCTTTCTTCGCCATGCGAGCCTTCGCCTGCTCAATGGCGTCGGCAATCTGGTTGTCGTGCTGCTTCGGCGTCTCGACCGGCACGAAGTCTTCGGCCTTGGGCGTGCGGCCTTTAGGGCAGTATGGCGCAAGAGATGCGGAGGCTAGCAGCCCCGTCTGCCTCCACGGATCGGGCAGCGGCTCAAAGAAACGGTGCATCGCCACCCACTCGGCAAACTCGCGAGAGTCCATCCGCTCTCCGAGTTCGCGGACAGTCATGCCGAGGTGGGCCGCCAGGCGGAACATGAACCGGCGCGTCGGCCTGGCGTTTAGGCTTTTCCCAGTTCTTGCACGTCCTCTTCCGTGAGGGCGTTGTGCTCCATCGCCTTCTGCCAGATGAGGCCCATCACCTTGGCGCTCTTCTTGCCCAGAGCGGCAATGTCCTCGGGCGTGGTGAAGAGCAATTCGCCCTTCTCGTCGCAGATGACCTTCTGGAGAAACTTCGTGCGGAAGTTGTCCACGCCGGTCTGCTTTGAGCGCACCCATTCGTTTTCGTAGGCATCCCGCTCGGCCACGCTCATCACACGGATAAAGATGCTCCCGCCCCACGACTTCACCGGGACTTCGAGCAGGCCGAGATCGTCCGCCGCAAGAATCTGCTGCTTGGTCAGCGTCATTGATTAGCTCACGATTTGAAAGGTTGCCGAATACCGCCGGGCGTCGTTCGCCTGAACGCTGCCGCCCACGCCGGTACATACTGCAAAACCTGTCAAGCCGCCGACGCTGAACGATGCCCGCTGCCCATACGTCGCGCCGATTGGCGCGAACGCCTCGACGGAGAAACTCCCGAGGCTATCGCTCCACGTTCCGCTGCGATCGGTTGGCATGCCGCCGCCCTTCTGCCATGTGACGGAGTAAACCTCCGCCAGTGCAGATCCGCCCCAATTGACGGAAAAGCCTTGCGATGACGCGGCCATTTGTCACCCGATGGAGACGGTGACCGATCCACGAGGAACGTCGTTGACCGCCAGCGTCAGCGAGGCCGCCGTGACCGTCTGGCCTGCGGCGGTCTGGCCGACGAAGAACAACGCCGTGCCCATGTAGTCGATCTGGTATTCCGTGGGCGATCCGCCCGTGGCGTTCGGGTCGGCCAAGGCAGCAATCGTGATCGTGCTGGTGCCAGACACGCCCAGGTGGCTCACGTCAATCGTGTTGTCGGTGGCGGCGATGTTGTTGCCGGTCTCCACGAAGCGAGTGATCTCCGTGAGCGCCACGCCGCACACCGTAAAAGAGCCGCGATTGCCCTGTGAGCTACTTGCCATGAATGCACCTTACGGAACGAGGATGGTGACGGAACCGCGAACGGCATCGTTCACGGCGTAGGTGGTCGAAGACGAAGACACCGTGCAGCTGGCGCCGCCAATGCCGAGCGGCAGCGACACGCTTGTGCTGGCGGACGTAGAAACCTTGGTGCCGAAATACTCAACCGTGACGGAGTAACGAGCCCCGGCAGCGCCGGAAGCCCGCAGCGGGCGATTCATTGTCACGATCTGGTTGTCGGAAAGCGTGGTCACGTCGATCGTGTCGTTGCCAGCACCGCCCCCTGCGCCAGAGAACTGCACCGAATAGGCGGCCACGGTGCTGCCGCCGATTGTTACCGAACCACTCGAAAGGCTTGCCATTTCAGGTCTCCACCCAGGTCAATGCGTAGTTCTGCGTGACGCTATACACCGGAGGCAATTCCGCCCCGGCCAGCTGCACGAAGTCGTCCGACTCCTGCTCTAGCGAAGCGTTCTGTACTTCCACATTGTTCAAGGTTCCGCCGTACCCATCCAGAACCGAGCGGAACGTATCGGCCACCTCGCGTGCGCCTTCGTAGGTGGTGGCGTAAATCTGCATCTCCATGTTCACAGTCGGCAGGCCCAGCGGCCCGGCGAGCGTCTGCTGCCGCTGGATGGAACTGCGGCGATACACCGCAAACGGCAGGGCCGCCGTGGCGGGGGCCAGCACGGGGTAAATCCGCGTGCCCACGAGCGACGACACGGCCGTGCTCGTCACCAGGGCATTTCGCACAACTTGCTCGGGGCTCTTCAGCGGCATGCCCGCATCATCGCCAGCGGCGGGCCGCCTCTTGCAGTTAGCCCGAGACCGTCTTGCCCGAGAAGGTGGCGATGGATTCCAGCGCCCGCTCAAGCGACAGGGAGAGTTGTTCGCGGAGCACGCTGGCCACCTGCGACTGCGACCGCTGCCACGCCGTCTGCACCGGCGGCTGCCGCGCCACGCCGCCCGCCGGGGTCGCCGGTATCGTGAAGGGCTGGCTCCGCTTCACGAAGAACGCCTTGGGATAGCCGGGCTTGGTCGTGAACGAGTTGCCCTGCTTGCGGATTTTGAACGGCCCCAGCCCATTGAACGAACTGGCGATGTAGCCGTTCTGCCCGCTCACCCAATGCACCAGGCCGTTCTTGCTGCGGCGCTGGTAAGGCTTGTTGGCCAGCGTCGTGATCTTGCGGGGCTTCGTGCCGTTCTCGATCCACCACTGGTGAAACGCCCGGTCCCGGCCCGCACGCACCTTGCCGCCCTGCGCGCTGGTGTTGTCGGCCTTGCCCGACTGCGTGTAGCCGACCAGGCCCACGCCCACGCGATCCTTCTGGTAAACGACCACCTTCTTATTGCGGGCACGGTACAGGTTGCGAGTGGGGCCGACCGGCGTGACGTTGCCCAGGGCGGTGAAGGCGGGCTCGATCGCCTTCTGGAGCGCGGCCCGTAGCATCGTGCCGCCCACCTGCCCAGGCAGGGCGGCGAACTTGTCGAGGATGGGCTGGATGTCGTCAAACGACACCTCGACCTTGATGCCAGCCATTAGCCGACGTTCTCCGTGCAGATCGCTTCGTGCTCGCTGCGGTTGCCGTGTTCGAGCAGGCTGACGATCTCCAGCGTGCGGCCACGCCATGCAAACCGCATCTGCTGCGTGAGGCCCGGCAGATACCGCAGGCGCACCTTGTGGGTGATGCTCACCTCCTGCTGGCCAGCCGTCAGAGCCTCGCGAGCGGTCACGCCGTCCACGCTTGCCCAGACGCTTGTGGAGTTGCTCCACGCCAGCACCGTCTCGCCAAGGGCATTGGTCGTGCCGCTGGCAATCTGGACGGTGATGCGGTCGCGGAGCTTCCCGGCATCGATCATCGGTAGGAGCCCCACTTCTGCGAGTCGAGCAGGGACGATACGGCGAACTCCAGCTCCTT